AAGTCAATTCGTGTAATTAAGGAATATGATCTTACAGAACTTTCACTAGTAGACAATCCAGCAAATCAACTTTCAAATATTTTTTCAATTCAGAAGACTGCAGACGGAAATACATTTTCAGGTATTGCAGCAGATGTACAAGTAGAAAACATTTTTTATGATTCATCATCAGATGAAGTTTTCCTTTCAAAGGAATCAGAATTTAAGTCACCAACAACAGACAGAGTTCTTGAGAACATTGGCTGGGTCGAAACATCTGATACAAACAAGTCAAACGAGATTAACAGAATTCTTGATGCCTACAAGCAATCGAGAGGTGTTTTGTCTGAGGCCGTTGAAAAGTCTGAGCAAAATAATTCAAATACCGAAGGAGGTGTTACTGTGGCAGAAAATACAATAACACAGGACGAAGTAACGACAGAAGCAGTAGCTAATGTCGAAGAGGTAACTGAAGCTGAACTTACAAAGTCTGCAGATGCAGAGGAAGCACCAGCAGCACCAGCAGAAGAAACAGCACCTACAGAAGAGGCAGCAGCGCCAGCTGAAGAAGCAAGCGCACCAGTTGCAGAAGTAGAAGTTGAAGAAACTGATTTTGCGAAGATGTTTGACGATATGAAGGCATTTTTCTCAGCGGAAATTACTAAAACAGCAACAGCGGAGGCAGTATCTAATCTTACTACTCAGGTTGATGCAAAGATTGCAGAAGTTACAACAAAGTACAACGAGCTCGCAGAGGTCGTTAATAACATTAAGGCACATATCTCATCAGTTGAGAAGCGTGTAGATGGTGTTGAGAGCGAAACAGCAATCAAAAAGTCTTCTGATCTGGACGGGTCAGATGTTAAAATAACAAAAACAAACAATAAGTGGGGCGGGCATTTCCTCAGCGTCCGTGACATTTACTAATTCTAGAAAAAGGAAAGAGGTGAAATAATAAAATGAGCGATATTCTACAAAAAGTAGTAGACACTACAGACGTTGGAGCAGGAAATGGCGGTCTTCTTAATGCAGACCAAGCTAACCGCTTCATCGACTACATGTTCGATGCTACCATCCTTGCCCGTGCAGCTCGTACAGTTCGCATGCGTTCTAACACAGCAGACATTGATAAGGTTGGAGTTGGTACACGATTGATGACAGTAGCTACAGAAGCAACCCAAACAGGTGCTAATGCAGCAGTCACATTCACAAAGATTTCTTTGACAACAAAGAAGCTACGTCTTGACTGGGAACTTTCAAGCGAAGCTCTTGAAGACAACATCGAAGGAACTGATCTTGAGGATCACATTGCTCGCCTAATGGCAACTCAGGCAGGTAACGACATCGAAGATCTTTTGATCAACGGTCTTGGTACAGGTACTGGTTTGATGTCAGCGTTTAAGGGATTCCGTGCACTAGCACTAGAGTCAGCAAACGTTGTAAACGCAGGCGGTGCAGTAATCTCAAAGGCAGTTTTCAACAGCGCAATCAAGGCAATGCCACGTAAGTACAAGCAGCGCCGTAACGAACTTAAGTTCTTTACTGGTTCTAACTTGGTACAGGATTACCTATACAACTTGACTACAATCGGTAACGGCGGAACTCCTGAAGACATTGCGTCTTCAATTCTCCGTGGTAACCCAAATGGTCCAGCAGGTGCTCCAGGAGGCGTAATTCCATTCGCATTCGGTATTCCAGTAGTTGAAGTACCTTTGATCGATGAGACAAAGGACGGCGATTACTCAGGTGCTACAGGAGATCATGGTGACATCCATCTTACATTCGCAAACAACCTAGTTGTTGGCGTAAAGCGTGAGATTCAGGTCTACCGTGAATTCAAGCCTAAGAAGGATACAATCGAGTACACAATGTTCGTAAGAACAGGTTGTGCAATCGAAAATCCAGAGGCATTCGTTGTTGTAAAGAACGTAAAAGTTTCTGCATAACAGCACACACAACTAAATAGTCTATAGGGGGGTCCGAAAGGGCTCCCCTTTAGTCATGTTTGGTGCTATAATTAGAAGGAAAAGACGAGAGGAGAAATAATGTCTTTTAGTAGTTTGAAGCTTGATGAGCTTCGTAAGGTAGCTGAGACTTTTGCCGTAGAGCATGAAACAGCTAAAAATAAAGCAGATTTAATCGCCCTTCTAGCCGAAGAGGGTGTTAGCTACGATATGTATGCTAAATTTACAGAGGCCGATAAGGTTGAAGTAGAGGTCGATGAGCGTGTTACAAAATCAGCTCCAGCGACTCCAGGGGTAGGCCAGGTTCTAGTAAAGATGGAACGAATGAACCCTAGATACGATGTTAATGAATTTACTTTTACTCAGGATAATCCCTTTATTGTGATGACCGAGAAAAAGGCACAAGAAATATTTGATACTCAACAGGGCTTTCGCCTTGCCACGCCGAAGGAGGCACAGGAGTTTTACTCCTAAGTCTATAAATGGAGTTATACACAGGTCGTACACAGCGCATCTATTTAGATATTTATGTTAACGACGAATTAGTAAATACCGAAGTTCTACCTACTGTAAATGTTTACGATAACATCACAGATACCTTGATTGTGAGCGGAGCCGCAAAGGCGGAAATTGACAATGAAGGTCATTATAGCTATGAGATAAGAGATGATCATCTTCAGGTAGATAGAGAAATTAAGGCTGTCTGGACCTATAGTTATCAGGGAAATGCAATGACTTCCATTGATACTTACTCGGTTGTGACTCCATATATTACTATTGCCAATGCCTATACCAGACTAGGTTTTGGTCGTGAAGAAGGCGACGAAAACTATGTGCATTATCATGATGTTCAGCAAGCTGAAAAGTTTGCAAGGTTTATGATTGAAAACTACACAGGTGTGAACTTTGGGAAAAGAGAAAACTCTTTAACGGCTTATGGTCAGGATGCTGACGTCCTATTTCTAGGAGAAAAAATAATTAGTCTTAGCTCTCTTAAAGAGAACGGAAAGACCGTAATAGATATCTTCGCAAATATAAATGATTTTGGCTATCCAGTACAAATAACAGATACTGGTTTTTCTATTAGAATTGTATCTACTGATGATATTAATGAAGGCGGTAAAAAGGACATAGTTTATCCTATGATTGGAAGTTTTTATAACGGCTATAGATATGAAGTAAGAGGTATCTTCGGATGGAGAGCTGTACCAGAAAAAGTTCAAACAGCGGCCCTAATGCTCATGAAAGATTATTTTGGTAAAGATAATATTTGGAGAGCCCGATATGTTAATAGTATATCGTTTGGCGATACCGATATGCAGTTCTCAAAACTAGCTTTCAGAGGGACAGGTAATTTCTACGTAGACAAACTCCTTGATGAGTACAAGTCTACCAATATGGCGGTGATCTAATGATAGGGTCATATTCAGTTGAGGCTAAGTACGCAATGAATCTTGATATCTATAGAGTTCAAATAGATCAAGACCAGAATAGCGGAGAAATAAAAAGACACTGGATATATACAGAAACCCTTCCATGTTTAGCTAAATCAATTATTTCATCTGGGGTAAGAAGCCCATCTAACGATAAGACTATTAATTCGCAATATATGGTTGAGGAAATCATTAAAGTTATGACTATGGTTAAGCTTCCACGTAATGCTAAGATTAGCAAAATTAGGGACTTAAATAATAAAGTACTTTGGGAAGAAGCAGAGATATCTGGAAACCCCGCAACCATATTTGATATAGTTGGATCAACTCCAATCATAGATGGCTTCGGACAGATTCTTGAGTACGAGACAACAATTCAGAGGAGCGACATTCAAAATGCCCTCTATTAAGATTAAAACAAATGCTGTAGAAGCAATAAATAACTCTATGGCTTATATGCAAGGAGTTGCCCAAGCTCCAACAGAGGCAGCCATTAATAATGAAATAGGTAAAGCTTTTGCGAGCATTGCAAAAAGATCCCTATCCTCATTTATTGATCAAGAGGCTAGACTTAGCCCAGCATCTATGCACCACGTATATGAGTGGGGTCAAATAGGAAAGCCTACTGGAAGACTATGGAAGATAGAATCTACGTATAAACCAGGAGTCATTGCCATTAACTCAGATTTTAGACAGTCAAGAACATATGTTCCATTAACTCCAGGAACAAAGAGAAGACATAAATTTACATTCAAGGCAGACGTAATGGAAAAAGGCAAGCCTGTAACAATTAAGGCAAAGGCTGCTAATGCTTTATTCTTTTATTCAAAAAATGGCGACCCAGTATTTATCCCTAAATCAAGAAGTGTAGTTATTAAATCCCCAGGTGGAAAGTTTGTTAAGGGTGCCTATGCTAAGACCCTGCGCCGCTTTCAAGGCTCTGCACGTTTCCTTGCTGATATTCAACAGTCTGGCATTCTAAAGCGCTTAGAACTGGCACAGAAGGCTTCAGGGATGGAGATGCCGCCATCTGTAGCAACTGGATCCACTCCTTCAACATTCATTAAAATGGCAAAGGGCAATTCAGCAAAACATATAAATCAAGTTACAAGAATGTACAAAGCGGGCGGAGAAGTAAATGGCTGATTACGCATTAGGTGCAGTATACGAGATTAGAAAGATGCTTTGGGAAGAGCTACAGGATAGTGGCATAATGCTTGCATCTGACTATAGAGATGGCAATGTCCAATATATCCCAATTATGCCTACTCAAGAGCAGGATATCTTTAAGACTAAGTTTGTCTTAAATAGAGAAAACCCCCTTCCATACATAGTCTACGACTTAGATACAGTCGGATATGGAACAGACTGGATGATCTGCGAAGAAAGATTAACATTTAAAATTTACTCAAATTCCTTCTCAAAGGTCTTAACCATCACTAATTTGGCAGTAGACCTATTTAGAAGATTTGACGACAGTGCAAAGGACTTGAATAAGTACGTTAAAACCCTAAATACCAATAGTCCATTTAGGTACCATTATTTTGCCCTAACAGAGGCAAATTCTCCCAATCCAGCCGAGGAACTGGATGGCAGACTAGAGGCAGACATAGCAATTATGTATTCCTATTCTAGAGATTTAAATACGGAGGGAAGATTTGCGTAATAACCAGGGATCAAGTATTATTGGTCTTGAGGAAATGTCGCAAACCCCAATATCCGAAAGGAGGAGGTGAAAATAAAAAATGGCAACAACCCGTAATATTATTATCGGCGCAGCAAATATCTTTCTTACAAAGTCAGATTCTACTGTCGCTGGCTATACAATTCCAGATCCATTCGCAGTAACAACAACAGGTTCTTTCAACGATGCAGCTAACGCAGCAGCAGGAAAAGCTCTTGACAGCACAAAGTGGAACAACGTAGGATTTACATCCGATGGTCTAGAAGTTATGTACGAACCAACTTATGGTGAGGTAGAAGTAGATCAGCAACTCGACGTTGCAAAACTCTTCAAGTCTTCACAGAGAGTTATGCTCAAGACAACATTTACCGAGGCAACACTTAAGAATCTTCTTATCGTGTTCGGTCTAAAGCAAGAGCAATATTCTGGCGCAGATACAGCAGAAGAGTCAATTCTTCTTGGTATCGGTGCTTTGAACGAAGAGCCTACTGAACGTGCTCTCGTAGCAGTCGGTAACGCTCCTAGAACTTCAACAGGCAATAATGACCGTGAACGTATCTACTATGCACGTCGTGTGCTTTCAGTAGAATCATCATCACACTCATTGAAGCGTAATGAAGCTACTCTTTTCCCAGTGACATTCCGTCTCTTGGGAGATCCATCATACTCAGATGCATACGGCAAGATCGTAGATCGTCTGAACTAAATTAATTTTAGATTAATTAAAGCCTCGGCCCCAGGAAACTGGGGCCTTGTCTTTTTAACCTGTTTATTGGTATAATAATAAGGACTATTTAGGAGGTCATCTATTGGCTACCAAGCTATACGATATCGTAGAGATTGAACTACAAAACGGGAATAAGGCTATATTAAAGCCGCTCCCAATCAAGGCACTTCGTGAATTCATGGAGGTTGTCGCAGGATTAGACAACGTTAAGACAGAAGACGAAGCAATTAATATATTTTTAAAAGCAAGCGCTATTGCCCTTAGAGGTACTTTGCCAGACTTAGCTTCAGACCCAGACGCACTTGAGAGTGCTCTAGATGTTCCAACAATTTGGAAGATCATGGAAGTTTGTGGCGGAATCAAACTTGGTGACCCAAATTTGATAGCGGCAGCGAGCAAGATGGTTGGGGAGAACTAGCCGATAAAACTAAGTCTTCACAGACTTGGGAAAATCTTGATCTTGCTGCCTTAGAAGCAAAAGTTTTTCTTTTAGGTATTTGGAAAAGTTACCAAGAACTAGAAGAAAGCATATCGTTAACGGAGCTCATTGCTACTGTTGAAGAGATGAACAAACGTGACTACGAGGATAAGAAATTTCTTGCAGCCATACAGGGTGTTGATCTTGACGGCGAAGGCGATGGGGAATCCAAATCGTTTGACGATGTAAGAAGGGAAGCCCTAGGGGACGATCCAGAGACTAATGACATAGCAAGCCTTTCAGGCTCTCTAGCGAGAGAAGAAGGATTTGGAATTGGAATGGGTCTTGGATATGAAATCTGGGATAATTAACACATGGCGCAACAAGTAGTAATTAGTTTCAATGCTAATGCCAATTTCTCCGACTTAATCGGTGAAATTAAAAGGGCTAATGCAGAAATTGGCGTACTACAAAATCAGTTGCAAGGACTTGGCTCCTCATCATTTGGCTCATTAGACATACTTAATAAGCAATTTATTGAGGGAATGAAAAATAGTCGCATGTGGTCTTCTTCATTCGTAGACGTAACAAACGAGACAAGAGAATTCGGTAAGCACCTAGACCAGGGTAGATTAAAGCTAAAGGATTACTTTAGAGAATTTAATACTCAGGTTAAGGGACAAAGAGGGATGATCAGAAAGCTTGCTGAAGAGCAGGTTAGATTACAGAGATCAGTCCTTACTACTACAGTAGGACCACAAGGACAGACAAGAAATGTATTGTCTAC